TAATCATTTGTTTGTATCTGTTTATCTTATCGTTAATACGAAAGAATAAACCCTGCAAAGAAAGTTTACGATCGTCTTCTCGTTCGAGATTACTTCCCATGGAAATATTATCTGGACCATAGTTCTTTTTCTTTGCACAGAAAAGTTCATATTGTTCTTGTTGAATGCGTTTGAACTCCTTGGTCATATTAGGAAACTTCTCTTCCATTTCGGAAACAACACTATTTTGTTTCCGCCCTAAATCTATTTCTTTTATAGACATTCTGTTCCTCATTTAATTGTCTTCAATTTCTTTTCAAAATCTTTTATTACATCTTCCTTAGTACCGTACTTCTTTAGTATAGCGGTAAGTTCGGTTGGATTAGTAGTTTTCAGAAAACGAATATACTCAAACACTTCGTTCTTTCCAAGTTGGAAATGATTACAAAATAAAGCAATTAGTTCTGCATCTATGTCAACTCTGTTCTTAGCTTTAACATACTTTAGAAAGAACGAATGTTTTGGTAAGGCGTCCGATAATAGTTTATAATAATCCTCCGATGATAATATTCCATTTGAGTATTTCTGAAACTCATTTATTACATCCGTTAGTTCCATCTCCATAGAGAAAAAACGTGAAATCATATAATTGTTCCAACTCTTCTTATCTTCTTCAGATAAGGATTCCCACTTGGTTTTACGAAGTGTAACACCTTTTAAGTGGTCGAATATATTCTTAGCAGCCATTATTAAAATCCTATTAACCGTTTAGTTGTTGTCTTTTTGTTGGTAAAAACTCTTCATTAATATTTCCACACTCAAGGCAAGCATAAGTTGGAATTGGAATAATTCCTTCTTGTCCTGTTGGAGAAAGTAGTGCAGAAATCTTTTTGAAGAATGTTACTTCATGAAAAAACTTTCCGCCACAATTTGAACAAACAATATCACTTGCTTGATTCAAGTCAACATTAACTCTCTGTGGTTCTTGTCCTGGTGGTTGCCCACCTCCATTAATATCAAATACACTCATCCTTTCCTCCTTTGTTCAATTTCCATAATAATTTGAATAAACATTGACATTGCATTTATTTCGTGGTCAACCACAAAACTATCTTTATATTGTGTTTCTGCAATGATTAAAATAATAGTTGATACGAAACCGCTTGCGTAACTATCTACATTATCATAGAGATAACGAAACAGTTGATTAAAATCTCTCGCATGATTGTCTGCAAGTATCTGACGAATACCTTCAAACTTCTCTCTTTTGTTTTTATCTGATTTCAATAAATCAACAATAGTTGAAAAGTAGTTAGTTTCCACTAATGTTGATTCATCTAATTTCAGTTTACCATCGATTACGCATCGTTGAGTTGTATTAATAACTCTACGAATATCAGGATAGTTTGAATTGATAATACTAACAAGATGTTCTTTGTTGTATGTAACTTTCTCACTCTCCAAAATATTTACGAGATGTTGTGCAACTTCTTTCTTCGATGGTGGTACTATGTTAAATATCTGACAACGAGATTGAATCGGGTCAATAATCTTTTCAACATAGTTGCAAGTTAAAATGAAACGAGTAGTTTTACTAAACGTTTCAATTACATTACGAAGTGCTGCTTGTGCATTCGGTGTCATGTAATCACACTCATCAAGAATAATAAGTTTTAATCCCCCAAATCCAATTGAAGAAGCAAACTGTTTAATCTTATCACGAACAGTATCTACTGAGTTTTCATCTGATGCATTGATATAAATGTAGTTATCTTTTGCGATAGTGTTAGCAACAATTTTAGCAAGAGTTGTTTTACCGCTACCAGCATCACCATGTAAAAGTAAGTGCGGTACATCATTTGTTTTAATATATTGTTGAAAAGTTTCTTTAACTGTTGGATTCCCAACGTAAGTTTCAAGTGTTTCGGGACGATACTTCTCGTTCCAAATTGTATGAGATGTGTTAAACATACATAACCTATATTTTTAATAATTAATTTCTACAAATATACGAACTTATTCCTTATCTACCAACGGCTTACGAAATATAAAAATAGGTTCTTGTTTCCACCATTGACCTTTATGAAAAACTTTATTAGCAGTTCTTTCTGCTAATTTTTCTTGGTCTGAGTTACCAATCATTCTACCCATTGCCATTCCAAATTTACCTACATACTCCATTCCCAATGATTCTAATATATCAATTGAATCTTTTTCAAGGTGAACTATTTTGTTAGTTGAAATTCTAATATCAGCTATATTCCAACAAAGATAACGATCTGATTTCAAATAAGCAACCGCTGTTTCTAATGTTGGGCGTAAAAAGTTATCACGCCAATCAGCATACTCACTATGTGCTTTATACGATTGAGTTGCATCATCAGAATACATTTCTCTATTAAAGTATGGAGGTGAAGTAAAAACAAAATCTAACTTACCTTTATACTTTTGAAATTTAGGATTAAATTGAATTGTTTCCGAACCATCTTGGAAAAGTTCGTATGTATGATTTTCATTTGTAACAAAAAACTTTGAAGATACATTTGTACCTCGCTCGCCTATTGATTTTAGAAAAAAGTCTGCAAGGTATTCATAACGACTTATTCCTAATTCATCAATAAAGTTATCTGTATTTGGGTCTGTTCCAACATAATGTATTGGGCGACCAACAGACATTGCACCTAAAATACGACCACCCCAGCCAGAACTTGGGTCATATACTGTTACTGTTTCACTTGCAGGTATATGTTGTGTAAAGTGTTCATAAAGAAACTTTGCGGTCATAGGCGGAAAGTTTACCGCTGGCTGACAGAATGACATACGAAATACTTGTATTGCACTTGGAAATAGTTTTATATTCTTTTCGTAAACACGAACAATATAAACATTTGCCCTCGGTTCAGAACCTTCTTTTTGTATATTAAATGTATCAGTTAAATCTTCTGGATTACCCAAAGTAAATAACATGAAGTCATCAATCAAACCTTCCGCTAAGAACTGTCTAATCTCATCTGCCTTTATAGTTAAATACTTTTTATATTTCTTACTTTGAGTTTGTAGAGTGCACGATATTTTAGAAATACGAACACCTTGTCCATCGAATCTTCCATCACCATTTTTATACGCCATGAAGAAATCACGAAGAGTTTCACCTTCTTTGAAGTAAGGATTCTTTACTTGATTTGAAGATAAAGACTTACTGTACAAATACATAGAATCGTTGTAAACACTTCTCTTCATAATATGATGAAATGTTTCTTTCATAGAGTCTGTAAAATAATCGTAAATCGATTTACCAGAATCACTTCCCATGCCAGATGCAATTTTAGTTTTTAGCATTGTTGGAAAGAATTGATTTGCAGCAGAACCAACTTTTGTGAAATTAGCAATGACTCCAATCATGTCAGAGTCATTGCCGTCTTCCACACTATGAAAAATAGATGAGGCGTTAAACTGACGGAGTTTTGAGAATGATTGATTAATCTCTTCCTCAGTTCTTCCAACGACTGGTGGTTTCCCATTATTATCCCAATCAGTTAGAATCCTCATTCGTAAATCTTCTGCCCATTCATAAAACCTGTTATCGTCAAACGTAACCAGTTCGCCATACGTTATGTTCGATGGCCAGGACAGAATATCACTTTTTTCATAGAAATACTTTTTCATTAGTTGTTTTCCAATTTTACTAAGAAATATCTTGATTCAAAATCGTCAATATCAAATTCAACTTTTGCTAAACCTTGTGAGGAAACTTTCATTGAACCACCGTTCAAATCTTTATTTGCTGATAGAATTTCTTTGAAATACTTTGCTGAAAAAGAAATTGGTTCAAAATCTTGTTCGCAAGTACAATCAATATCAATTGAAATTCTATTAGAGTTTGTATTAGCATAACCAATTACAATTTGCCATTTATCAGTCTTACCGTTTTTAAGAATAGTAAACTTTTCAATATCAGATAAAGCAGATTTAGCTTTGATAAACTTATCAATAAAATCTTTTGTAATTGACATTTCTAATTCAAATGGTGGAAGTTCTTTCAACTCTGGTGCAGGTGGAATTACTGCCAAATCAGCTAACATATAATTAACAGTTGTAGATTTATCACTTAATGTTAAAGCGAATGCTTTATCGTCTGCACCATTAATTTTGAAGTCAATAGTGTTACCAAGAACACCAAGAAGACTTGTAAGTAAGTTTGTATCATACACACCAAACTTTGCTACTTGACCGCTGAAACTTTTTAGTTTAATTTCCCCCACAACACATTTGTCATCAGAAATAAAACGAGTTGCTAATCCACCGTTTGCATTCCAAGCAACAGATTGAACTAATTTACCCAAGTGATATTTGCTAATGAAGTTTAATAACTTTGATTTTTCCATAACACGAATCCTTTTATAATAATAATTTCCACAAATATACTAAATTATTTAGAAAGAAAAAAACTTCTGTGCAACCTTTTTACTTTCCGTTGGGAACTCCCACTTCATTGATTCATAGAACCCACGTAACTTTGAATCCAATTCTGACATAAACAACTCGTCAGCATCAAAGTTCTCCTTGATAAATTCTATAATTTCTTCTGGATCTGAATCTCCTCTGAATGCTAGTTCTTCTAAACCGTACCGATTGTTTTTCAAGTAAACAACTTTAACCTTATCACCGTTTTTAATTGCTGGAAACTTCGGTGGGCAATTAAATAACTTTAATAGGTTATTGTAATTCATCGCTGCTTTAATATGAGCAGGTGTTCCTTTACCAAACTTACCTAACACATCAACTGTTAAACGCTCTTGATATTTTTTAATGTCTTTTATAGAAGAGTTCTTAGCCAATTCAGCATATAGAACTGTACCTAAGTCTCGTTTGAATTTTAGAATATCTTCATCTAATTCTACTTTATCTCTACCTTTCAGAATATCAATTAGTACCGCCTTCATAAACTTCTGAAATGATTTTGGAAATGAAGAGCGAACAATGTCCAACCCTTTAACTTCCAACTTATCCATCTGAACACCGTTGTCAGAAATAATCCATAATGCATATCTTTTTTTCTTTTGCCAAAAACCTGTACGTCCAATCATCTCTTGTTTAATTTCTAAGCGATGTTTGTCTGTGTTGAATACTTTCTTTGCAAATATATTATAGAACTCATTTACATAATCTTGTACTTCCGTTGCAATCTCGTAAATCTTTGGAGTCATCAACTCAATATTGTTAGTATCAATGCCAGGAAATCTATTCTTTACCAACGGTAAACAAGAAACAAACACAGAATCAGTATCAACATATTGTACGTAATCAACATTGTCTGAACCCAACTCTTTGTTATACTTCATGTTAATCGCTGCTTCGGTTTTCTTAATTACAGTTTGACCAGAAAGTGTAACCGCTTCTGCATTATCAATATCATAGAAACGAAATGCAGGCAAACCTAATACACCATACAATGAATTAAGAAGAATCTTTTGAACAAGTTGTCTTTTCTTATAGAACTCATACTTCTCTGTATCGCCTTCTTTACCCCATTTTTTCATTTCATCTTTATACTGAACACGTTTATCAAACCAATCGTTTAGAATAGCAGGAATCAATCCAACCTTATCGGAACTATACATCACACCATTAGAAGCAACGGTGTATTTGTATTTATCCAAAAACGCTTTTAACTTTTCTTTTGAAACCATTTCACCTGCAACGAAATATTCATCATTCTTACCACGAATAAAATCCTCAGCAGACCAGTTATCTATTTTAGCAATCTTTGTTTCAGGAGAAATATTCAAAGTCATAATAATAGATGGATACAGAGAAGTTAAATCTAAGTCATACATCCACTCG